CAAAATCGGGACAGTAGGTACAGAATTTGTGCCTGGTGCCGGTACAAACATTGAAGCGTTACTAGCCCACGGGTTTATTGAATCTGACGAAATTGTTAGCGACAAAGTGACCCCAAAATCTGCTAAAACTAAAGCACACACAAAGAAGGACTAACCCAAAATGGCGACAAGTACTTATCTCAGCAATCCTGGCGTAATGGTCAACAGCGTTTCTTTGACCGACCAATGCACGGCCGCCACCGTTACCAATATGGCCGAAGCCCTCGAATCAACAGCGTTTGGTTCCACCAGCCGTGTGTTTGTTGCTGGTCTTTACAATCAAGAAATTACCTTGGACTTGTACATGAGTTACGCCGCAACCGAAACCTACGCAACCTTGGCCGCATTGGTTGGCACTACTACCACGGTCAAGGTTTCTAACACCGTTGCCGGATTAACCACGGCCAGCGCCACGGAACCCCGCTTCGAATTAGTCGGGTGCTATCTAGAGTCTTTGCCAGTAATCAATGCGACCATGGGCGAATTAAGCACCATCAGCATTACTTTTAAGGGTGGCGTTTTAACCACCGTTGTTTCCTGATTTAGCAACCCCAACAGTAAAGGCCCGACAATGCAACTAACACTTAGAGTTGACCAGGGCGAAGGCCCAGTCGAAGTAAGCACAAACCTTTTCACAATCGTTTCATGGGAACGCAAATTCAAGCGTAAAGCCAGCGACATGGCCAGCGGTATCGGTATTGAAGATTTGGCGTACCTAGCCCACCAAGCGTGTCAACAGCACAATGTCACCGTGCCGGTAGTCCTAGATGACTTCATCAAAAAATTGGTGTTGCTTGAAGTAGTCAGCGATGAACCCGACCGCCCTACCGTGCCAGTACCTACCGACACGCTTTAGCACAAGTTTTAGTAGCGACAGGGTACTGGCCACAGCAAGTAGACTTTGACAATAACGACTTAGCAACAGTCATAAAGGTCATTAACGAAAGCAGAAAATAACCATGGCAACCGACTTGACTATCCAAGTTAATGGGGTCAAAGAAGCGGTTAAATATTTGAACCAAGTAGAGCCTGGTTATCGAAAAGCGTATGTGGCAAATATGAAAGAAATCGCTAAACCGATGACTGACGCCATGAAATCAAACTATGATGACGCCCGTTTCCCTAGTGGGACTACACGCAACTGGTCGCCAGCAGGGCGCCAAGTATTTCCGCTGTCTGCTTCTAAGGCTGTCCGTGGTGTTGCTGTCCGTGTCAACAATAAGAAGAAAGGCGCCGCCTTTTCGGTTATGCAAAAGAACCCTGCCGCCGCAATCTTTGACATTGCGGGCCGTGCCAATGTCAACCCATTAGCGACAGCGTTTAGCGCCAAGTTTGGCCGTTCTGCCAGCCGTGTTATATGGCCAGTATTCGAGGCAAAAATAGCCGACCTGACAACCGAAGTTCAAAAAGTTGTTGAAGGCGTTATGGCTGAAGCAAACAAGAATTTTAAGGTGTTCTGATGGCTATTTCAATCCCAGTAATTTCAGACTTCAACAGTAAGGGCATTGACAGCGCCATTAGAGAATTTAAAAAGTTAGAGACAGCAGGCGAAAAAGCCCAGTTTGCTATTAAGAAAGCCGCCGTACCTGCCGCCGCCGCTATCGCTGGTTTAGGCATTGTTGCTGTAGACGCCGTAAAAGCGTTCATGGAAGATGACAAGGCCGCCCAACTACTTGCTACCAGCCTAAGAAACACTACGGGCGCTACTGACGCCCAAATAGCCAGCGTTGAAAAGTTCATCACAAAAACCAGCATTGCCGCCGCTGTTGCTGATGATGAACTACGGCCAGCCTTTGACAAACTGGTTAGAGGTACTGGCGATGTAACTAAAGCCCAAGACCTAATGAACCTGGCGCTAGACATTTCAGCCGGTACAGGTAAAGACTTAGGCGCTGTATCTGACGCCCTGTCAAAGGCTTTTAACGGGCAACTAGGGCCACTAAAGAAGTTAGACCCAGCCCTGGCTGGCTTGATTGAAAACGGCGCTAGCACCGACGAAGTTTTCGCCGCATTGGGCCAAACTTTTAAAGGTGCCGCTTCGACTTCAGCAAATACCGCTTCAGGCAAAATGAAATCGTTTTCTATTCAAATGGGCGAATTTAAAGAATCTGTTGGCGCCGCCGTATTTCCAATAGTTGACAAACTGTTACCAGCGTTCAAATCTGTTGCCGATTTCGTAACTAATAACACCACCCTAGTAGTCACTTTGGGCGCTGTTATCGGCGGTTTGGCTGTTGCCATTATTGCTGTCAATGCCGCAACAACAGCATGGGCCGCAACAACAAAAGCCGCCGCCGCAATCCAAGCCGCCTTTAATGCAATCATGGCGGCCAACCCAATCTTTCTAATAGTCGCCGCCGTAGTTGCCATTATTGCTGTTCTTGTAATTTTGCAAAAAGAATTCGGAATCTTTGACGGTGTTATCAGAGTTGTTGGCGCCGCTTTTGGTGCTGTGTGGGGCGCTATTAAAGGCGTGTTTGATTGGGTCAAGAATAATTGGCCTTTAATTCTTGCTGTCATTACTGGCCCGTTTGGTTTAGCCATTGCGTTTGTGGTCAAGTTCAAAGACGACATTATGGGCATGTTCAGCCTAATTTACAGCGGTATAAAAGCAACTATGGGGTTTGTTGCCGATGTCATTTCAGCACCGTTTAAAGCGGCGTTTAGGGCTGTTGCCTGGCTGTGGAACAACACCATTGGCAAACTGTCTTTTAAAGTACCTGGGTGGGTGCCTGGTATTGGTGGTAGCGGATTTGATGTACCCGATATCCCTATGCTTGCCCAGGGTGGAATTGTTACTAGCCCAACCTTGGCAATGATTGGTGAAGCAGGCCCTGAAGCCGTTATCCCATTATCAAAAATGGGCGGTATGGGTAAAGGTATTACTGTCAATGTCAACGGTGGCATATCGACATCACAAGAAATAAGCCAGGCCATTGTTAAAGCACTACAAAACTATGTTTACCAATCAGGCCCAGTACCAATTAACACCAGGTCAATGTAATGCCAACAACGCCCTGGGTATTTCTTTTAAACGGTGTTACTGACATTACTAGCAATATTCTTTCGGCTTCTATTACGCAAGGAAGGGAAAAGTACTTAGACAATTACGGTGGCGGTTCCCTGTCAATAACGATTAACAACAACAGTAATTTGGCTAACAGTTTCAATTTGAACAACCCAATTTTTGTTTATAATTCAAGTACTACGGCAGGATTTAGGGACACTTTTGCTGTACAACAAATAACATTTAATGACCACCCAGGCAACACAGGACTAAGCACAGCCACCATTTTTTGTGTAGACCCATTAAGTCGAATGGGCAGATATCAGGCAACAGAACAACCTTTAAACCAATTAATAACGACTCTCCAAATGCAAGCGTTTAACAGCGACCCGTTACCCCCTGATGTTTTGTATGTGTACAGCGGTTTCTATGGTCTTGGTTCTTCGGTTGCCTCAGCCCAAACATACACCGGCACAGTCTTAAACCAACTAAACCTTTTGCAGGCAACCGAAAGAGGATTGCTAAGAACAGGTAAAGCCTTTACAAGTTTGACCGCCCAAACCGTGCAACCCGTTAGTAGAGGTTCAATATATAACCAACTAACTACAGCGTTTAGTTTCGGTCGCAATACTTCTTCAACAGTTATTGCCTACAAAACTTTTGAACGAATCCAAAACGGCGTCACTTTTATTAACACGGCCACCATTTCGCCTTTGGGTTTATCTAGCGAAACACGGACTAACACGGCTTCAGTAACCGCTAATGGTGAAGCCTTTTATAGTTCTTCTACAGTCGACTACAACGCAACCCAGGCACAAGGCAACGGCGATTGGATTGTCAACACCTTTTCAAACACCACAGATTTACGCTTCAAAATAGGGTTTACCGACCGTATGCAAAATTCATCGGCGTACACCACATTTCTCGCTAACTTCCCTGGTATCGCTTTTAGTCTTGCTTACCGTGTACCGGCCGCTGGTTCCGATACAACAGTCAATGTTGTTTTAGAAGGTTGGACTATCAACATTACGCCTGAACAAACCACTTATGAACTATCGTTTAGCCCGTTGAGTTACTACCAATTTTTTACGCTTAATTCGTCAGTTCTAGGTATTTTGGATACCAGTCGACTTGGCTGGTAAAGGAGAAACATTATGGCTATTAACCCAAACACAGACTTTTCGTCGGGTGCTGTTCTTACAGCGGCACAACAGAACCGTTTCCCCCGTGGCGTCATGGCCCGTGCAACATCACAAACCAGTTATACGCTGACAACATCAAGCACAACAGTTATAGCGACAGGTATGACAGTCACTTTTACGGCTGTCGCAAACCGTTATTACAAAATTACTTATTACGAGCCGCAAGGACAGACCCCAAATGTCTTGGGCAATGCTCAAACATTTTTGAAGCAAACAAGCGTTACGGGAACCGTTTTAGGAAACAATGTTCTAACTAACGAAACAGCGGTAACCGATCAAGACGAAATGATTATTATTAAAACCGCAACTTTTTCGGCTGGTTCAGTCACTTTGGTTGGTACGGCTTCCTGTAGCAACACATCAGGCACACCATTGTTAGTCCGTGACGCAACCCGTGAAGCCCTACTACTTGTTGAGGACATCGGGCCTGCCTGATGAAAACGCTAGGCATTGTTGCCCTTTTGGCTGTGGCCCTAATGTTTGTTGTTACTAGTTGTAGCGACAGAACCAGGGGCGATTGCACAAGCAACCCTGAAGCGACAAGGTGCATACCATGAAACGGTTAAGCAACTCAGAAATTAAAGCACGACTAATTTTCATTGTTGGCATAACGCTGTCGTTTGTTTTTGGCGTGACCATGATAGGAATTTTGTACTCACTCGTATTTGTTGTACAGCCTGAAAATCCCTCGCCCAATGACTCAGAGATGCTTTCTTTGCTAAGTCCTGCATTTATGGCACTTTTGGGGCTTTTGGGTGGAATCGTGGCAAGTAACGGATTGAAGGACAAGGGAGAAAAAGACAATGACTAGTCGACCGTATACCGGCAACAAAGACGCCGTACACGCCGCCAAGCGTGAAGGTACCAAAGTGTTTGTTGACTATTGCTGTTACCTTTTTGGCGTTACCAACATTGGCATTTTTAACGACAGAAACATGGTTGGCATAACCCCACCAAAGAAATCAACCCATGCCACCTGGCGTAGTGTAGACCTCAAAGGCACACCTGAACAACGGTTCAAACTTATTGACTTCCTGTACACCCACAGGGACATTTTGTGCATCGAGGAAATCCACGATTATGCCGGCACCTATAAAAACAACGCCAAAGGCTGGGGCGCTGGGTACCGCTGTGACCGTGACGAATGGCGTGTGTACGACAAAAACACTATTGGTTCAAAAGGCGCCCAATGGGTACATGTTGAAGTAGCCCCATTGCTGGCCGACCACCCTGATGTTGTCCACCATGCTTTCAAAACTATTATGGGTACTTGACATACCACTACCGAATCGGTAGACATACCCCGACCTGACCCCGACTGAAGGACAACAAAATGAATGTGAAGCGCTATTTGGGCTTAGCCCTATTCACCTACCTAATGTGTGCCGCCTTTGCGGTAGTGAACCAAAAAGACACGCCACCCCAAACCTACGCTGTAGTACCAGCAACAATTACCTTGGGCGACCTGTCACCCCAACAAGTACAAGACAGGGCCGTAGAACTAACTACAACAACCAGCACCAGTACCACTACTTCGACACAGCCCATTACAAAGGTGGCTTATGTTGACCCAGCGACTAAATGCCAGGAATGGTTGCCGGTGGCTGTATCTGTGGGCTGGCCGAATAACACCGAAACGCTAGAGAAACTGGGGCGCCTTATTTGGAAAGAAACCAGGTGTTTAAACATTGGCTACCAACACCCGAAATTCAATGGAAGTGACCACGGTTTAGTTCAGGCGAATAATATTCATAGGCGCTGGGCCGAAGAACTATTCGCTATGCCATTTGAAGAGTCCATGAGTGACCCAACCCTGAACCTAAGATTTGGTTTCCTGCTCTACGACACAATCGCCGAAACAGGCGCCTGTGGTTGGAAACCGTGGAGAATGTGCTAACCAATGTTGAATGTTGACCGCCCCGACTGGCAACAACTAGCAAACTGTAAAGGCATTGACACCAGCCTGTTTTTTCCCAGTAGCCCAATGGAATCAGCGGCCGCTAGAGCCGCCATAAAGCCAATTTGTGACGCCTGCCCCGTATTCGACAACTGTTTCGCTTACGCTGTGTCATTTCCCGAAAAGGCTTTACAAGGTATTTGGGCCAACACCACCGAAGGCGACAGGCGCCGTATGCGCTACTCTGCAACACCGATTGGTTATCGTAGAAATATCCCGACAACATGAAAGGCCCGACATGACAGAACAACTAGCCGAAATGACAGCGGCTATAGCGAAAGCCGAAGTAGCAATGAAAGCGGCGGCCTGGCAACTAGAACGCCAAACCGAAGATATCGCAATGCTAAGAAAAGCCCTTTTTGAACTGGCTTATGTTGCCGAAGAAAACGGTATCTATTTGTCAAATCTGACTAAGCAGACACAAGACGCCATTGTGGCCATGAGATTAGGCGGCTTCAAATGACTTGTGAATTATGCAAAAAAGAATTGACACCCTTTGACATTCGAGTACAGGACTTGTTACAAGGAATTTGCTTGAACTGTGGCAAAGCAGGCGATTGGTTACACATGACCCCCGAAGAGTCACGGCGCTGTGCAGAACTACACGCCTGGGCAAACATGACACCCAACCAACGGGCCGCATACGACAGAAACAGAGGCAACTAGTGGACTTAACAAACTATGTTGATGTACCCGAAAGATTTCGCCAAGCATTAGAACGCTGGCCTGAACTACGGGTAATGGAAAACCGCCCCGAAG